ATGTAATGGAATATTATGATTTGTGGCAGTATGTAGCAGCTAATTCTAAATCTGCATTCATTACTCATGAAGAGAACATTCTTGGTAACCAAATTAGTCCAAGATATTTTGATTGTATGCTAGCAGATATTGTAGCATTTGTAGATAAAAGATATGATCCTAACAAGAATTCTTTAGGTGACGAAACATACATAAAATCTTTCAATACTTCATCATCTGTTAAATTCTTATTAGGATCATATCTTTTATCTACAAATGCTACAATATCTGCCAGCATACAATCAAAATATCTTGGACTAATTTGGTTACCAAGAATGTTCTCTTCATGAGTAATGAATGCAGATTTAGAATTAGCTGCTACATACTGCCATAAATCATAATATTCCATTACATCATGTTTGTCAAAATTGACTCCTTCTTTAAGGTTAGCAAAGAATGGACTTCTACCTACTATATGTAAGAACTTATTCTTAAGTGCTCCATAATAAGCTTCAGTTGTCTTAGTACGTTTACCTGATTTTGTTACACCATGATATTCACAATCATAAGTCTTTCCTTCCCATGGATAATCAACCAATTTTGCTTCAAGATTGTCATTCACACCATTCCAAATATAGCAATTAAAATTATCCCAACCACTTACAATAGGTCTCTTATCAGGTTTGATTGTAGCAAGGAACTTATTATAATCCAATCCACAAAAACCAATTATTACTGATTTGAAACATTCATCAATATCTGGACGAATTGACTTCATATATTCAACTTCTTTATCTACTACTTCTGCAGGATATTTCTTATTATATGCAATTTTAAGATTCTTAACATCGAGAAGTCTTCTAATTGTCATATCAGGAATATGTGGATTTGGGAATAGAGGATCATCCTGAATATAGAACAATTTATTATCTGTTCCTTTTGATGATACCCACCATTCTGTAATACGATTGATATTATAGGGAGTAAAAACCCAAGTTACACCCCCATAAAAATTCGGAGGAGTGCATTGCATAATGACATCATTAACATTATGCTTTTCAAGAATATGATGTTCTGATGTTCCCCAAATAATTGGAAGATCCTTCAACATATTCTTACATACATGCTCACTTGGATCTGTTGAGGGAACATTTGACATAATCCATACTCTATCATATTGACAATACTCAGACAAATATCTGTAATATTGATAAAGACAATAAGTACGAATAGGATTCTTTACAAATGAAACTACATCTTTTGTTTGACAAATTGCTGCAATTTTACCTTTACCGCTTCCTTTATAAAAATGATTAATCTTTTCCATTTAGTTATAATTATTAATTGTTAAAAATATCTTCTATAAATTTATTTGCTGTTGATATAGGATCTGTATGCTTCATCATTATATCCAAACAATTATGTCTCATCTCGTCATATTTATCAGTATTATTTATAAGATAGTTCATTTGTTCAATAATTTCATAAGCATTAGAACAATCTTTTTCAAGATAAACACCCATATTTAAATCTACCATTGAGTTATTAGTCTTAACTCCATTCTCATACATATGAATGTTTTCACCTGTAAACTTATCAAATAAAGGCAATGTTCCTTGCTCTATAATCTCCATCATGGCATATTCAGGATTGTCACCATAAAATCTCTTATCTTTTAATCTATAGAATTCTGCACCAAATGATGCTTTAGCCATAGCCTTAAGGCCATCTTCTCTTACATAAGCTCCAAATATGAACATCTTATTTCCATGAGGAACATCAAGACATAAATCTCCCTTAGGCAATCCATGTTCTTTAATCCATTTACCATTGATTACTTCTGTAAACTTTGATGGCCCCATTTTTCTTTCTTTTAAAGATAGACTTGTATCTGGATTCAACTCATAGAACAAATCAGGAACTGCAGCAGTACCAATCATAGGAATAATGCCTCTCATTTCAAATTCAAAATCATTTCGTGCAATCTTATGAAAGTCTTGAACCAATCTTGGATTTTTAAATTCTGCCCATCTTCCAATATAAGTTACTCGTCTAGCCTTTTCTGAAACAGGCAACCAGTTATTGACATATTCTTCATTAAAATGATAAGGATGATGCATATATAGATATTTCTTCATAGCTTCATCTTCACCTATTGTTTTCTTAATAGTCTCATAAAGAGATGTATTTGAATCAAATGTGGCAATCCTATCAAATGAATTCAAAAAATCTTTATCTTTCAATAACTCAATTCCATAAAACTTATAACCAATAACATTATGACCATTAATGAAAAATACTTTCTTAGGCTTAGTTATCTGTTCAGTAATAAGTCTCATAAAAGGTTCTCTATACTTAGGATCTGCTTTAGCGGGCATTAATTGATTTATACATACTACATCAGCTTCATTAATATGATTAAGTGTTTCTATAGAATAATCATACTTTATTACATTAGGTATTGTTTGCCATTTAGGTTTAGTATTCTTAACCTCATCTTCATGTTGGCAATAATAAATCTCAACATCATTTCCGGCAGCCTTCAATGCATAATTCAACTCAATCATATATCGAGTTATTCCTGCTCCTTCAATAAGTCCACATATTTGTACTATCTTCATAATCTTTAATTTTTTATTTCTGTAATTGTTTGTTTAATGTTGTCTTGATAAATTGTGTTACACTCTGTTAATTCTGTAAAAGGATTGTCTAATATTCTTATTAATTGTTTTACTATAAATTCTGCAGTATGTACCGGTACATTTTGACCAATCTTTGGTAGATTTGACATATCTCCATAAAGAATGAAATCTTCTGGCATACCCATAAGTGAAAGATATTCTCTAACTGTACACATTCTCTCTCCAGATGGATGAAGCATATTTGGAATCATTCTAAATTGAACTGATGGAAATTTGTCTTTACATAGGCATATGTCATCTCCATAATAGTTCTTACCTAAACTTTTCTTATAAGCTATATGATTGAAATATTTAAGTGCTTTCTCTTTATCTTTCTCATCATATTCTAATTTGTTTGTGAAATCAATCAACTCATCAAACAAATCATTCTTAATAATATAATTCATTAAAGCACCATCTATAACATTTTTCCAATCTTTTCCCAATTTTTCTTTAATGAATTCTATAACAATTGGATTATGTGGAGCTGTTTTGACAGGAGTATTCATTGATGCATTTGGATTAAGCTTTTCAAAAAACTCCTTAGCTGTTACAGTATTATTTGACCAATCAAGCAATGATGGATATTCATTTTCAACATCTTTATTATGCTTTATGAATATTACAAATGTCCTTGGTCGTTTTTGAGGATTATTATGCAATGAAGTATCTGTTTTATAATAAATCAATGAATAACCTGAATCCTTAGCCATTTTTTCAAATTTCATTCTAAGTTCTACTCCTCTTGAACCCATCAATGTTGGTGCATTCTCAAAACAATAAATTTTAGGTTTGATTACATTCAATGTATAATTAGCAATCCAAAGCATATTACAGTTTCTTTCTTCTTTAGTATCACTACCTGCTGATGTAACCATAGACAAACCTGAACAAACAGGAAGAGCAATAACTATATCCAAATTAGAATAATCAGGTTTTGATTCTTCTTCATTCAATACTATCTCAGGATTAAGATCATCAATATTTGTATCAAACATCTTTCGTTTAAACTTATAATACTTTGGCATCCTACCTTTACTTTCAAGATAAGTTTTCAAATTATACTCATTAGCAGCAGCCTTTATATTGCCTTCTTTATCATATGATACTTCATCTAATCCCTCATAAGACAATATGAATTCTGCTGGATGACCTATAGCCAATTCAGCTCCTAAATAAAAACCACCAGTAAGTGGTTGTATGCATCCCCATTTAATTTCTTCTTTATTCATAATTATTTTAAATATTTAAAATGTCTTTCATATATATGTAATGATCCTGCATTCCAATATATCTTACCACATTGTATTCCCAATTCTTTTGCTAATTTTTGTTGTACCCATTTAGTCCATAATGCATCATTATTGAATCCAAATACAGCATCATTAGACCTGAAATTGACTATGCAATCCAAATATGATTCATCACTTCTTTCATTAATGAAATACTGCATATTTTGACAACACATAAAATCATGCATACCATTATTGTTGTAATCTGTTTGCATAGAAGGCCTATTATAAATCATAATAGCTTCTCTTGTATGTGGATCATCAATTAATCTTTTTTTACAATTCTCATATTGACTTCCATTTTCCTTTGAAAATATACACCAACCATAATTAGAATTGATAAACCCATTTTTGTCAGCACATGCTTTCCACATTTTTGGTGTTTCACCTTCTATATCATTTACATTCAAAGATTGATTTAAATACCAATTTAATTCTCTTTGAAAATATTCATAATTAGGCTCTCTAATTATCCATGGTTTGTCTACTTCAAAATGTGCATTTTGAATTTCTAAAGTTTTTGATTGTTGTACATCATTACCAATATAACGAAATTCATTATTCAAATACTTTTGTATAAATTCTTGTCTAATGTCTTCAGTTATCATATTTAATTATTTATAAAATTTACTGCTTCATTATAAATATCATCTCTTGTTCTAAAATCATTCCCATTATTTACATATATAAGTTTCTTATTCAATAAAGAATAATCAAATATTCTCATAAACCTATCCGCTTCAATTTCAATATTTTCTCTTTTATTT